GTTAGATATGCACTACCTGTATTAGTTACAGTACACCATGTACCTTGATCTGCAGTCCATACATAAAGGTTACTGCCTTTAATGGCTCCAATATAAGAACCGGCTATATCTCGTTCAATAAAAAACCAAGCAGCACCAGCTAGTTCTGATTCAGTAAAAGCTGTACCATTAGCTTTCTTTAGTTTATTAGTGAACTGCATACCAGGTCTTTTGAGTAGACCAAAGGTTGGGTCAGGATAACCATTAATACATTCGGTTACCTGACCTTCTAATTTTTTGTCGTCATTTTGACGCGATACACCACCAAGAAAATTTGGTATGAGTTGTGTTACTGCAGGCATTATCGATACAGTGTTTGGTAAGGTTGATAGCTTTGGTAATAATTTTGTCCCTTAGGAGTACCAAAGAATGAATAATCACCTTGACTGGTTTCATATTCCAATGCTGTAGCCCGTGTGAACGCTTCCTTTTGTTGAAGCATCTGATACTGATTACTATCACCTACAATACGACTGGAGACAATAGTAGCAGCTCTAGCAATGATAAAAGCTTGAACGGGTTCAGGAATACTAGCCCAATCTAATTCCCAAATAATATCGACATAAACTGTTTCATCCTCCCAGATATAGGAATGAGCAGTACGGTCGTAAAGCTTACCCCCACGGTTAACACTATCCCTATTCATGTTCTGAGGGTAGTGATCATTGAGGTCCATCTGTAGGACATTGTTGGGAATTTTTATCTCATTATTAGCATCAGGAGTGATTGGATAATCGTACTCCTTATTAAATGTCCAGCCTTCTGCCTGTACTTCACGTGACACTTCACGAAGGGTGTTAAGTGCAATCGCAACGTCCGGGTTGGTTTGTGTTTCAACTCTACTTGTAACAATGGATTGAGTCATTGGCCGCTGTGATACAAGCTGTGAAATGTTTACAGTGTACCGATAGGTTACAGGGACCGTGGCTTGTTGGACACCAGCAGTGGCAATCGAAGTTCCGCTAGCTACCCCCGTACCACCAATGTAAGTTCCAACAGGAATGTTAGCGGTAGTGGTAGTTAGAGTAGTACCAGCAGCAGCTGGATTAGCAAGGTTATCGATACGTCCAATGAATCGATCAACTTCATTAATTACAAGAGTTTCTTCAGTTGTCAACGTTGTAACAGGAGCCTGACCAACTGACGCCAGGATCTGATTAACAGCTTGTAGCTCAGTATTGGAGCCAGTAGTAGGGAAAGGCATAGTTGATAATGAGATTTATTCTCAATAAGGAATTAAAAAAAAGGAGCCTCCGAAGAGACTCCCGTAATTCAAAGATAAATCAGAAGGTAGAAGGAGCAGTAGCACCAACATACAGCTCAACAGCTGCAGCAGGGTTCAGGTAGTCACAACCACAAGCCAGACGACCCAGCATCACATCACCTTGGTAGATGACGGACACATCGCCGCTGGTGACTTGCACCTGAGGACCAATAGCTTCCACCATACCGGCGGCTTCCTTCTGGAAGATAAGACCGCAGGACTTGCTACCAACTTCAGCAGCAGTACCGTAATCGTTCTTGATACCAGTAGAAGCATCAGATGCGTTCTCCAGAGCTTCGCCAACGAAGTCACCCACATTGGTGGGAGAAGTCACGCCAGTGGTGCCACCATAAGCGGTACCATACTTACCCAGGAACGGAATGTTCATGGACTTGTAGATCTTGATACCAGCGATTTCGATGATACCATTACCGCTTTGCAGAGCATCACCTTGCTCATCGCGGTTCACCAGGCCATTGGTGCCAACAGCTTGGATCAGCGAGTAGTATTGACGGGGGTTAAGCACTGCAACACGTCCGTCCATGCTGACACCCTTTTCATCAAGAGCAGCAGCTGCATCATAGAAGGCAGTTACCAGGTTAGCAGCATTGTAAGCATCAGAATCGTTGGCAGTAGTACCAACACGAATCTGTGTACCACCGGGCTCAACATAGTTGGTAGCGGTGATAGGAGAGGGCTTACGAGCACCACGAGTGATAGCACGGAAAGCAAGACGATCATACTTCTCAGCCAGAGCATAGCCGATCTTACGGCTAATCTCCGAACGAAGATCATAATGCGAAAGTACCTCATCCAGCTCATACACGAAAGCAGAGCTGATCAGCAGGTCATCACAAGTGATGGTCTTCTCGGCCACCGGGGGTGCACCATTGGTATCACCCAGGATGCTGTTACCAGGAGTATGGAATTCACTCTTGGTACGACCCGTGAAGATGAACTGCAAAGATTTGCCGTTCTTTAGGGTACGCTTCATGATCAGATCACGAGCAATCGTGTTCCGTTGGAAGCCTTTGAACATCTCACCCGAAAACAGTTTCAGGTAAAGAGCACGCTTATCGGCACCGAAATTATCAGCACCAAAGTTAGTCAGTTGAGCGGGGTTAACCGCAGATTGAAAAGCCATTTTTTTAAAGGAGTTAAGTAATAGAACTTGCTCCCAAACGTTTGGAAAATTTTTTAGTTTTTATTGTGGTCTATCCCACCGTCTAGACGGCGAAGGGTGTCCTCGTAAGGGCCAACGCCAATAGGTAAGGGAGGGTTTGCACCTCCCAACGCCGCTTTAACGGACTACCGTTTTAGTGTAAGATACGCCGCGATACTTGAAAGTGACTTGGATAGTCATTGTAATCTCCAAGTACCTGACCCCCGTTCCATGATCAGGCTACATGCGTCCCCGCAGGGATGAACGGACGGCAATTTAATTATCCAATAGCAGGAGCAGTCAAAGCTACAGGAGTAGTATCAGCTGCTGCCAAATCAAGAGGGAAGTTATGGGCGTTACGTTCGTGCATCACTTCAAAACCAAGGTTAGCTCGATTAAGTATATCAGCCCAAGTATTAACCACCCGACCATTGTTATCAAGAAGAGATTGATTGAAGTTGAAACCGTTCAGGTTGAAGGCCATGGTGCTCACTCCAAGTGCAGTAAACCAAATACCTACAACAGGCCAGGCAGCAAGAAAGAAATGAAGGCTACGGGAATTATTAAAGCTGGCGTATTGGAAAATAAGCCGACCAAAGTAACCGTGAGCAGCAACAATATTATAAGTTTCTTCCTCTTGACCAAATTTGTAACCATAGTTCTGAGAGACTTCCTCAGTAGTCTCACGCACGAGCGAGGACGTAACCAGCGAACCGTGCATCGCACTAAATAGCGACCCACCAAATACCCCAGCGACACCGAGCATGTGGAACGGGTGCATGAGGATGTTATGTTCGGCTTGGAAAACGAGCATATAGTTGAAGGTACCCGATATACCCAAAGGCATAGCATCGGAGAAACTACCCTGACCAAAAGGGTAGACAAGGAAAACTGCCGTGGCTGCGGCAACAGGTGCTGAGTATGCGACAAAGATCCAGGGCCTCATCCCTAGTCGATAGCTAAGTTCCCACTCTCGTCCCATGTAAGCATAGACGCCAATGAGGAAGTGGAAGACGATAAGTTGGAACGGACCCCCGTTGTAGAGCCATTCATCAAGTGAATAAGCTTCCCAAATTGGGTAGAAGTGTAGTCCGATGGCATTGCTGCTCGGAACGACGGCTCCCGATATGATGTTGTTTCCATAAAGAAGAGATCCCGAAACGGGTTCACGAATGCCATCAATGTCAACCGGAGGTGCAGCTACAAAAGCGATAAGAAAACAAATGGTAGCTGCAAGAAGACACGGAATCATCAGTGTCCCGAACCACCCAACATAAAGACGGTTGTTGGTCGAAGTGACCCAATTACAAAAAAGCTCCCAAGGAGACTGGGAGCGTGAAGCTGCAATAGCAGTAGTCATTGAAGTTAGTTAAGACGAGTTAATTTGACTTGCCCAACTCCAGAACCAGTGAGACCGATAGCATCAGCCGCACCTTTACTTAGATCTAGTTTCCTACCATGAGCATAGGGACCACGATCATTTACCCGAACAACGGCACACCGCTTGAAACAAACACGAAGTTTAGTCCCAAAGGGTAGTGTCTTGTGCGCTGTAGTAAGGGCGTTTTGATTATATCGTTCACCGTTAGCAGTAAGGTTACCGTGGAAACCAGGGCCATACCAGCTAGCGATCACCGATAGAGTAGTTAGAACAGGAATCATAATAATAAAGCAAAGAACTTTAATATTGATTACTCCTTCTAATCCGCCAATACACGCGCAGTATTGACGGATCTACCAATACTTACTTTTTCTTTTTAGCAGTCTTAGCAGCTTGTTTAAATTGGGCAGCAGTTGGTGCGCCAGCCGAACCAGGCTTACGCATTTGTTCACCACTACCTTGTTTAATACGCATACGCTTTGCGTGGATGTTAGCGTAGAGTCCAGGTTTAGCCATTACTTTTTCTTCTTAGATTTACCAGCTTGGCTGTATGCAATAGCTGCAGCCTGTTTAGTAGGATAACCTTCAATCGTAAGTTTACGAATGTTAGAGGAGATAGTCTTATCGGATTTACCTTTTTTTAGAGGCACCACGCTTCTCCTTAGATTCTTCTTTTTTAGACTCCTTAGCTTCGTGCTTTTTCATAGCAGCTTTAGAAGAATAGGTTTCCTTACCACCATATTCTTTAATCTTTTTAGCAGGCATTACCAAATACCAGGAATAATTTGTCCAGTCAGCGCATAAGCGCCAATAGCAGCCATGACGCCAAGCATAGCAAGGCGACCATTAAGTTGTTCAGCACGTTCGTTATGGGGAACAGTGTAATCTTTATCAGTGTACATAGGTGGTTCCTTAGCCCAGATGTTAGTATCGTTCATTAGAATTGAATGTCAGAGTTTTCCAGTTTACGAATAACGTCGTTGCGATAAGCAGGATCGTTATCGTAACGTGGATCACTCATGGCTTGTACAAGTTCTGCTTGACTGCGGAAAGTAGCTGTGGAGTCATTAACACCACGGCCAGTGAGCAGCTGGCTATCTTTACCTACAGCATCAGTGTACTTATTACTTAGAGCTTGTACCGCAAAAAAGATGGCAGCAGGATCACCACGACCCATCACAGAGTCGTACATATTGATCTCTTCTTGGGAGAGGTTCTCACCAGCCCAACTAATCATGGACTTGTAAGCTTTCTCACCGCCAACCATCTTGAACAATTCTTGGGCTTGAGCTTCAGTCAAACGTTCTTGCTGAGGCTCTTCCTCTTCTTGTTCCTCTACTTCTTCACTGGCTTCGGCTTCTTCGTCCCTTTCTTCGTCCCGTACATTGTTACGTTCTCCAAATTTCTTTTGCAGTTCAATGTAAGCTTGTTCCAAAGATTGAGCATCTTTGAATTTACCAGCTAAAAGTTGTTGCTGTTCTGTATCATTGGCTTCAGCAATAGCCAAGGACTCCTGTTCATCAGCGTTCAGTTCCTGCTGATCAGCGGGAGTCTCGTTCATTGTAAGTGTTTCGCTCATTTAAATGGTGGAGGTTATTGTGGTGGTTGTTGCATCATTTGCATAGCAGCTTGTTCACGTCGTTGATCAACAGCAGCCATCTGTCCAGCTTGCTGAGTCATTGCCATCTGTTGTTGTTGCTGCATAGCCATCTGTTGTTCTTGTTGAATCTCTTGCATAGACTTAACAAGATTCAATACATCAATACCAGAGGATGCTGCCAAGCGTTTAACAACTTCTTCAGGATTGATATACTGAACAATAGCGTCAGGACCCATAGTTTGTGCAATAAGTGTAAGGAACTGAGAGAGACTCTCACGATCTTGACCACGACCTAAGGCATTGATACCAGCTACAATTGTAGGTTTAACAATATCACCTTTAGGGAGACGAGGTATTTCACCCGTCTTCTGTGCTACACTTAGCTTACGATTCAAATAAGGAACAAGGAACTCAACAGTCAAAAGGGAGAATAGTCCACCAAGTTGCTGTTCAAGTTCAAGTTGAGTCATCCGAACTTCTTCGGCAGTAGTGCGTTCACTGTTCCTTACATTAAGAATAAGGAATGCTTCACTAATACGCTGAGATAGTGTGCCTGCC